AAGTCAATTTGAGAGGTAGAAAACTCTTTCATTGAAGCAAGTTGGTGAGATTCTAATTCTTTAGCAAACCTATTAACTTCCTTTTTGACATCTGCACGGATATTTTCTCTTAGTAACTTTGTAAGATTTTCTCTGTGCCTTTGAAGAATCCTAGTATTCTGTAGCTGAATACTTTCCTCATACTGCCTTACATTAGTAGCGTGGTTAATTGCACGATCAAAGATATCGTTATTAATACTCATCTAGTACTCCATCGAGTAGTTAGAAAAGTCGGCCTGTTAAAGCCGACCTTTAATTAAATTTCTTGAACTTCTGGAACAGTCTGATTAGAAGGATTTAGAGGATCAGTTTGGATTTCCTCAATAGCATCATCATCCCGGTAATCTGCAGGAAGGAAGTCATTATACTTAGCGATATTGATAAATACAGAACGAGGAATAATTCCTGCTTGATACCACTCGGTAACAAGCCGCATTGAACCTTCACCACCAACAATGGGAGAAAAGTCTGCTGACATTTGGAATTCGATATCGTTTGCTGTGTATTCCCTATCATACTTCCAATTAAGCATAAAAGCAATAATATCTCTCATGGTATTTGAGACCTTAGCATTTAATGCGCCAAGCTGTGCTGTTTGAGAAGCATTACGAATTTCAAGGGCAATACCAGATGCTGCCATTTCAGGAGACAGCATACGGATCCCCATCTTAGCCATTTCTTCTACTGTATTTTGGATTGCTCGATCCATGTCAGCTAGGGCACTTGTAGGAGTTTCTAACACAGTAATAGCTTCATCCTTGCGAACCCTAAGCCAAGAACCTAAACCAGAGTTAACAATATTATCAAACTCATCATCTGTCATATCAGACTGAACAATAGGGGTATAAGTAGACGCACCATAAAGAAGGTGGTTACGTCTAGAAATCTTATTGTAAAGTGCAACTTCTCTATCAATTAGCGGCATAAGGACTGGTTCAACAGGCTCCATTTGACCATTTAAAGGCCATGCTGGGATTTGTCGAATAGGTTTGCCCCACATAGTAGGCATAATAGTGTCATACTTTACAAAGTTAGCCTCTGTTAATGTTTCCTCATACTCTTGCCTAACTTCACCATTAAGAACTTTAATCTGGTCTACTAGATCAACTTTCTTATAGTAATCACAAACAAGATTACCTTCTTCATTAATATAGTGGTCAGCAACAGTATCTACATAGTTAGGATGCCAAGGATTATCTGCATCATACTGTTCAGAGATATAACGTGTAACAAAGCGAGTCATTACCTTCTTTCGGGTAATTGGATGTATTTTAACTTGGTAATTAATTACATTCTCAGCTTTAATAATAACAGGGTATGGCGAAATAGTTGCTCTTTCTTCAGGAAGCATCATTTCCCATTGTTCAGTACTAACTTTAGGATAATCAACATAGATCCAGCAACGAGAGGTTTGAAGTTCTTCCCATAATGCAGCATCAAGGAAGTTAAATAAGGACTTACCATCTAATGTAAAGTCGGTTTCAATCCAATCCATAGCTTCTTCAGGAAGGTCTTCCGGCAGTGTTAATTGGGAACGTTTTCTCAGAAGTGAGCTAATTAATACCTTGCAGTATTGGGATGTAAGACCGGGAAGTTCAGCTTCAGTCTTATAAAAATCATACTGTCGTTGAGTCATTGAGGGTGAGAATGGAATTAAAAGATTAGTATCAAAGTCAATTACATACTCATCATGCGCCTTAGCGTTATCTTGTCCTTGGAGGACAGCCCTAGCACGTTTCCAGAGAGGCTTAAGGGAATGATAACTATCACTAGGATCTGCAACTGATCTTTTAATTGCTTTTGCAGCCTTATTAAGTTGAGCCATTAAGTCTCTCCTTATAGTTATTTATATATTAATATAGTATTATATACCGGGGGAGGCTCCCTCATTAATCGGCAGTATTTTTAAGCCTAGTTTTAAAGGAGGAAACCACCGGGGAATGCCCAGCAGTTTCCTTCTCTTATAGATGACTGTCAGTAGTATTTTTGTTATTATTACTGTCATCCTTTATCATTAGGCGGCACTATTTTAAAATAGCTAAATTTTGCCTAATTTTTCTTAAAAATCTGATCAGGAGAGGGAAGCATCCATAAGAGATATGACCATGCAATAAGTAGCATTACAAGTAAAAATATCATCCAATTTGGAACTTCAAAATTAACAACAGAAATATTTTCTGCATTTTGTGTTTCAACTTGTTTACTAGTAACAAATTGGTCTCGACCGACATCTGTTCTAGTCTCCATAGATACTACTTGTTGTCTATTCTCCTTGCCTAGCTGAGTGTTGGCTGCTACATTTGTCCCTCCAGAAGGTAAGAGAAATGGCACAGCAGAGGAACAACTGACTAAAAATAAAAACGATAAAAGGTATGCCCATTGCATTAGCTCATCTCGAAATGTGGACCATCGATGAATGGCCGTTTACCTTGACTTCGCCGAAGATCAATATAGTCATTCATAGCATCCTCCATCGTTCCATTCCAACGACGAAGATCGTCAATATGCCACGCTGCGCCCCAGCGGATAGCAGCGTCTAGCTCTCCTGCTGCAATTTTCATAGCATCTGCAACTTCGTCATACAGGTTTAACTCCCAACTAGGTTGCCCCTTAAAATACACCATAAGGTCTACTGCTTGGCCCTTTAAATGCTTGGAATCCATTGTCTGGGACTTTTTGGCTGCGAATAGTTCTTTTTGACGTTCTAAAGAGCGTAGCCCTTCAATAACCCCAAAATCGACTTTAGTAACCTGAATCGCCCTCTTTACGACTGAAACTAGTTTCGGATGAACTCCTTGGAGTGTATTCAGGCTCTTCTCGGAAAGTTGGAACATTGGTTTTGCCTCCATTTGCTACTGCGAAGTAGGCTCCAACTAATGCGCTAAGAGAGCCATACATCATCATTAATACGCTGTCTGCCTGAGCCATTCTTGCTGGATCAACGATTACTGCAACAGTGCATACCATCATCATTCCTAATGCTGCCCAAGCCATTCGCCTTCTATTTACTTGATAACCTTTTTTATCGGGTATGAATTCATTCATAGTAGTCCCCCGGAATATAGCCATAACAGGTAAGTTATTAAAGATAATTTTGTAATACCTAAGATTAATACTAATATCACGATAATCACAGAAACTATCTTTTCTTTTAATTCCTGTTTTTTGTAAATTTGCTCTTGTCTCTCTTTTCGGACTTGAGCTTCAATTGCAAGAAGTTCATTCCAAGCAGACATACCATAAGAGAAACTTATGAAATTTTTAAGTTCATCTCTCATTGCATCTGCTTTTTTCTTCGCTGCAAAGATTTCTATTGCTTCCTGCTCGACAGAACCGGAAAAGCTTTTATACCAAGGTGGGTTCTTTATTTTATTTTCGGCAAAAGTTAAGTCAGAAATTGCTTCTGCAAATTTGCCTAAATCTTTAGAAACCCCATGTATATCTTTTCCGATCTGTATGCCCTTTTTAATAGCATTAAAAGCAGTTGTTGCTGTGGCTATAATCGTAATGGGGTCCATCCTATGCTCCTTTAGCTAGGTGGCGTAGGCCATTGTGGATTTTTAGGGTCGATAGTATTATTAGGGAGATCTCGGAGTGCCTGCCTATAAATTGCCCATGCATCTCTATCTACAGGAGCGTCTAATACCTGAGTCCAGTCAGATTTAATTAGAAGTTGATTTCTTTGAGATCTTAGTTTTTTAAACTCATTTTCGGTATCAATTTCTGATATTTCATTACTTGAGAATTCTTCTATAGCACCATTCACGAGTCTAGTATAAGGGCTGAACTCACCTTCTATTGCTATTAGGTCATCTGTAATAATTGGGGGTCGGCTACTATTTGTTATTTCAATTCTACAAAATTCACCTGATTTGCTATATATAGTGTAAATCATTTACGCCTCAACTGTTAACATAAGAAACTTTAAATTTTGTACGTTAAATCTTCTAGTAGACTGAGCAGTAAATGTAAAAGATGCACTAATACTTGAAGAAGCTGCAACTGCTGAACCAATAAAAGTTAAATTCACATAGTCATAAACACCTGATCCAAAAACCCCTTGGACGTAACTTACACCATTCCAAGTGTTATTCGTTGTTGAAAATCCACTTGAAGACGAGCTTAGTACTGCCTGAGAAGTATCATCAGAACCACCAGGGCCTATGATTCTAAATTGTAATATAATAAGTGATTTTGACCCTACAACAATACCAGATTGGCTTACTGTTACAGTTTGAGTAGGAAAACTACTACCAGTTTGTACATAAAATCCCGTATTAACTGTAGCAGCTAAATCGCTTAGACCGGGAAGCCTATCTACTGAAATAGTCCCTGCGGTAATTTTATCTGCGCTAAGATCTGCAATTTTTGCATTAGTAATTGATGCATCTTGAATTTTGGCTGTAGTAATTGCAGCATTAGCAATTTTAGCGTTAGTAATTAAACCATTATTGATTTGAGCGCTATTTGTAATAATACCACTTGCAGAAATTAATCCGCCAGTAATAGTATTAGCAGCAATCTTATCACCAGTAATGGTACTTGCAGCAATCTTGCTAGCTGTAATAGTTCCGGTAGCAATCTCGTTAGCAGTGATAGTCCCGGCAGCAATATCAGAGGCTTGGATAGTTCCTGCTACAATCTTTGCACTTGTAACACTATTTGCAGCGAGTTTATCCGTAGTAATTGCATTAGAGGCAATCTCATTAGCAGTAATAGTTCCAGCTGCAATGTTTGTAGCAGTAATTGTTCCAGTTGCAATTTCGTTAGAGGTAATTGTTCCAGCAGCAATATCTGCTGCTTGAATGGTTCCCGCTTTAATATTGGCACTTTCAATAGTTTCTGCTGCTATCTTTGCTCCGGTAATTGTTCCAGCAGCAATTTGGCTAGCTGTAATTGTCTCAGACGCAATATTACTTGCTGTAAGGGTATTGGCTGCGATCTTGTTACCAGTAATGGTCCCCGCAGCAATATCTGCTGCTTGAATAGCCCCCGCTGAAATATTCCCAGCCTCTACCGCTCCTGCCGATAATTTACCAGCAACAATAGCCCCTGCTTGGATCTTAGGAGAACTAATTGCATCTGCCGCAATTTTTGTCTCAGTAATTGCATCCGTTGCAATCTTAATGGCAGTTACGGAATTAGCCGCAAGTTTACTACTGGAGACTGCGGAATCTGAAATTTTTGTAGTAGTAATAGCGGAATCAGCTACTTTTGCAGCGGTTACTGCTAAGGCATCTAATTTATCAGTGGTTACTGCATTAGCCGCAAGTTTCCCAGCTTCAACTGCTTCATTAGCAATCTTAGCAGTAGTAATGGCTGAAGCAGCTACTTTTTCAGCAGTAACGGCTAAGGCGTTTAACTTCTCAGTTGTTACTGCATTAGCCGCAAGTTTTCCCGCTTCAACTGCCGCATTAGCAATTTTAGCAGTGGTAATTGAGAGGTCTTCAATATCTGCAACAACTGCTACCCATGCAGTGCCATCCCATTCGTAAAGCTTGCCATCATTCCGGTTAAATACTTTTTCGCCTAAAAAAGAACCAGATGCAGGAAGCCCCGTTACATCTTTAATTGCAAATAGTCCTTGTTCGGTAAATAGGCTATAAATACCATTTTCAAAATCAGGATCATCCAAAAATGTAGTAGTAGCAGATGCAATATTACTATTTTCAGATGCGTTACCTGTATTATCTATTGCCCTCACGTAATAGTATTTTGTTTCGCTTAGCCCAAGGTTTGCTCTAACAAAGGTATTCCCACGAGTTGTACCAACTAATTGAGCACCAGTATAACTATTAACTGTATTTTCATAAACCTCAATAAAATTAAAGTCAGGGTCTGCGGGATTAGTCCACGTTAAGTTAATATACTTAAAGTGACCAGTTGCGGTTAATCCTGTTGGTGCAGTTGGGGCAGTACTATCCCCGCCTACTGTATGAACTACTGTAGCAAAATTACTTAGCTTTCCGGTGTTACCTACTGCCCTTACTCTAAAAGTATATTGAGTTCCAGTCTTTAACCCCGTAATTGTATGTGTAAGCAAGTTAGTTCTATAAGAGTTGAATACAGCATCTGTAGAAATTTTATATTGAAGCTCATAGCTTCTTACAGAAGAATCATTAGCAGCAGGCCAATCTAGCTTTACGGCGGGCATAAAAAATCCGTCTTCATTAACAAAGCCAACGTCAGTAGCTGTAATAAATGCAGGGCCGGGAAGTACTGGATCGACTCCGGGACGGCTACCATAGGCAGCATCGTCAGAAATATTCCAAGCTAAAAAGGCTGAATCAAACTTATAACCGCTAATCTTGACTGTTAAATCCTCAGAAACCTCCATACTTTCAACTCTAAAGATTTCATTAGAGATATTCTGGCTAGCTAGCGAAACACTAAAGAAGTCTCCGGGTTCTAAGGTTAGCCCTTGTTTATTTACAGTTAGAGAAATCATATACATTCCTCTAGACTGTCGAACCATCTGCTCTGCCTTAGCTTGGGCATGGTAAGGATCACTACATCCTTCAAAGAAGATCTCTGTGCTTAACTGCTGGTTATTATCCTCACTATAATAGGTCTGGTAAACAGAACCAGTCTTAGGTGGCCAAGAAATAGAATCTTCCTTAAAATCTTCATGCTCGTTTAGATATCTAACAGTAACATGATTGTAACGATCATTAACAGGAATCCAATTTAATTCAACATTGTTCCGAATAATGCTACTTTCATCGAAATAATGAGTTGGATCAACAAGAGCTTGAAGTTCACTTTGATTTTCAGGATACTCAAGTAGTAGCTTATACTTACCCTCAGAACTCCAGATTAATTCTGCAAGACCCATTGTTTGTAGGATTGACTCGATATTGTCTCTAATTTTAGCACTAGTATCTAGAGTAATATTACATTCATATAGGGGAATTGGGCGATTACTAGCTGTTTCAGTTGATACAGAGTATTGTCCGGTGTCATTATCCCAACTATACAGTGTTCCGATATTTAATGCTTGATAAAGATAAGTTTCACTACCTACATCAGGGAAATCAACTAAGCTACTAAAGTCCAATACTGGCCTAAAGTTATTAATCCGGCCATAAGCAGTTGCAGAAGGTAATACTACAGTATCACAAACTTGTGCAGCCTGATAAAAAGAGGCAAGATCAATGTCATTTACAGATAATCCTTTACCAAAGTTAGGATTAAGTAAATAATCAAGAAGGCATAGCGCAGGATTGTTAGAATAAGAGTAAGTAGAACTTAGAGTATAACCACCAGGGGCTGATACAACAGAGCGCACTTTCCGACCTTTAACAAAAAACTCTAAAGCGGGAATACCATTATATTGCGGCTCTTCTCTATTAAGCCGGTATACTGCTGTTGCAAAAGCAGTTCCTGTAAACTTATTCGTAGAAGCTAATCCGTTAGCAGTTGCAAGTGGTTCCGCTACACCGCCGTTTTTGTTAATAACAATCCTATGGGTAAACTTTTCATCTTCTAAATTGTATGGTTTTCCGTCTACGTTAAGATAAACAACATCTTCAATTCCGTCTTGACAAAGAGCGGACTGAACATAAAGAAATTCATGTTTAGTACCTGTTACGTTTGTATTACCAATTCCTTCATCAAAAACGATTGCTCCTGAATTTGACGCAGCATAAGTATAATCTTCAGATACTCTATGGCGAACTTCAATACCGCCAAGCATTTGCTTACCATAAACTACGGGGATAGGCATTGCTTTACCCCTAACAGTAACCCGGAAGCCTCTTCGTTTATCTGCCTCTTCCTCCATCTTCCTCTTTAGCCGATTATACTGGCTAATTTGGTAAATAGTAGAAGCAACAAACATAATAAGTTGAAAAAAAGTCCCCATTATTATGTCTCCACTCTATTTGACTGGTCTACTTTGCCCCATTTAACTTCAATGGCAGAATTTTCGTAAATTTGATCAAAAGATGTATCTGTAATATCCTTCTGATCCATTCCATCTCTAGAAGCAATGAAGCTGTTAACCATATCTAGGTCTGCTAGTGCCGAAGTGCCTTCAAGAATTACTACCTTACGATCCCAATCATTGTTAATAACAGGGCTGTCTACATATCCTCGGTAAATTGAAATAACGTCACTCGGATTTGTAATAGGAATACCATTTGAATCAACAAACCCTAATTTAACTTCAATTGGTCTGCCTACTACGTTGGCTGTAATCTCTGCCTTCATCTCGTTAAGGTTATCTAAAACTACTACTTTATAGGCTTCTCTATCGATAACCGAGGAAAACTTTGGAGATTCTACTTCAAATAAACCACCATTAGCTGAGTAAGTATTGCCCTCAAAAACAATATCTTCACTATAACTAGTTAAATAATAAATAGAATTAAAGCTAAGCTTAATTAAAAAGAAAAACTTAATTGAGCTGGAATTTAAAATACTTTCAACTGTGCTACTAAACTGTCTCATTAAACTGCCTCAACAATATTGATCGTACCTGCCGAAGCTAAGATACCATCATCATATCGAATACCACGAAGATCATTAATTTCCCTGAAGTATGTTAAAGTAACACTGTTGTTAATCATCATAAATGTCCCTGAGCTAACATTTTGGCGTAGCTTCGGATAAATACTAACATTAACCGTTGTGCTAGATAGAGAGAAATCAACATCGGAAGTAACTAAATAAATCTTGCTATGATTACCAAACTTAATAAAGTAGCCCTTTGGAAGAATTCCATTTACCCCTGCTGCATTAACCGCCACAGAACTTGCTCCAGATGTTGCTGTAGAAGAAACTAATTGAGACGCTGGTAACGATAATCTTTCTACAGCAGAGGTAAGTTGAGGCATAATCATTGTTTTAGATTGATCAAAGTTTAATAAAGAATTTACCAAGATATCAGTCGGATCATTTGTAGCGATATTAAAGGATAACTCCCATCGTTGAGCATTTTGTGATGCTCTTTGTTTCTTAAGATTAATTGTATCAGCATCAAACATAGGTTCGTTAGATGTAATACTAAAAGGTGTTAAAATTTCATAACCTTCAAAATAATATTTCATAGTTTTACCCTTTAATTGGTCTAGCTATCATATTGAGGGTTTCTTTAAATTTTATTGCCCTCTTAATAGTGATACCTTCATTGTATTCAGAAGTAGAGACCCACGAACCATTATCCGCTATCATAACTGTACCAATTTTATCACGGAGGAATTCAAATCCAATATCTCCATGTTGGGGTCTTTCATGTGTTATTATCTTATATCCATTTTTTATTGCAAGATCCATATAATCTTTATAGCCAAGTTTCCTAATTTTAATAAAGAAATCTATTGGACCTTTATAACGAAGATCTTCGAACAATTTAAAATTAGAACTATCGGATCTTAATGCCTTATCATATTCTACAACAAATGACCAGCAGTCATTATAACCTCTAGTATACCCTGTAGAATTTATAGTTCTGTCACTTATTACTGATTTTGCTGTATTTAGGGCCTCTGATATCTCTGCTACTGTATAATACATATAAACACTAAATGCCTTCCTTAATAAACACCCTTACAAGATCAGCTACTATATCACTACGAACAATATCATCCACACCAAATTCAATAACAGGAAGCTTGATACTTGATCTCTGAACAATATCACAAAACCTAATTAAGTCTTGTCCTGATTTGATATCAGATTGGGCAGGATCCCCCATTAGTACTAGCTTGGAGTTTTCCCCCAGACGAGTCGTAATAGCCTTCAATTCTTCAATAGATAGGTTTTGAGCCTCGTCAACTAGCACTAATGAGTTTTTGTAAGATCTTCCTCTGATTGTCTCAATAGGTTGTATTTCAATTTGGTTATTGTTTAGCATGTATTGGTATTTATTTTTGCCAAAAGCCTCTTCAAATACTTCTAACATAGGTATTAACCACGGCTTCATTTTGTCTTGGATTGTACCGGGGAAATGCCCAAGAGTCTTTCCAGTAGGAACATTAGCTCTTGATAGGACAATTTTTTCGTAATCCCCTTGTAAAAATAAACTAGCAACTGTGCCTGCGCTACAATAGGTCTTGCCTGTCCCTGCACAGCCAACTGTGACTGTTATAGGGTAAACCTTAATACTCCTTATAAGTTTATCTTGCTTTTGATTTTTAGGAATAATGTTAAAACCAGAAGTTTGCAAATTAGCATTTTTTCTAGCGTAGCGAGATCTTCTTTTTGACATTTAAGTCCTTTTGTTTATTGTTACTTTAATTAATTTAAAATAATATTAGTTAGATATTAAAAAAAAAAAAATCCGCAGTTAAACATTCCAAGAGAAGCCTAGCTGAGTGATAAAGCCGGAGCTGTAGCTATCACAGCCATATGCGTATCCTTGAGTATTGCTACCGCCTCCCACTCTAACCAACTGAAGCCCCATGACACTTCCAGCGTTCTCCCAATGTGTTGCAGGGATGTTGGCGACTGTTTTACGATTTGTTAAAGCAGACGCATCCCAAGGCTGCGAACCACCACTTCCAAATTCCCAAAAATGTAAATCAGCCTTATTCCAGTCAGTAAGACAAAGCGCCTTACCATCAGGGCTAATTTGACCGCCATATGAGTTTACTGTTCCTGACCCGTTTGGCAGCCAACCCGTTTTATTTGAATAAGCTGAAGCCTGAGCGAAGTTATACGGCGTCGTATTTTGATAGCTTCTGAAGTAGTCACTACCGTCAGAATATATACCAAAATAAATACCGCTATCACCAAACCCACCCCAGTGATCCCGACCGCCACCTGACCCAAGACTACTAATGATTGCAGTTTTGCTGCCCCTCAAATTCCAAGGGGTTTGAAGCTGCCAAATCGTAGTAGAATTATTTCTGCTGCCAGCCATTACAAATTCGCCTGTAGGGTCAACCGCAAAAGTTGTTTCTAGAGAGCTATACGTCGCAGTGCCTACAGGATTACCCATTGTGCTTATCATGTAGGGTGTAGATAGGTTATATTCGTATATGGTTGTACCACCGTATTGAGCAAGCCAAAGCCTATTACCACCCGGCTCCATCACGATTTTTCCTACGCTCCCGGCATTGTGAGAAACACGAGCAACTCTAGTGAGGTTTGAAATTGGACTACTACCACCCCAAC